TACTGCTCGCGCGCACTCTGCAATTCTGAAAGCCGCCGTTCCCTTTCTTGCAAAAAGGACGGAGCCTGTCCTGTCAGATAACTTCCAGCGGCCTCCACTCCTGCTTCCATTTTGGGAAAGGCCCCAAGCGACAAGCCTGTAAGCGCAGACCTTCCTGCACCCCAATCTTGCGGGATCGGGGGAGGAGGAGCCAGTTCAATCGGCTTTAACTGCGACCGCTGCTCTAGCTCGCGCTGTGCCGCCAGCATAAAATCAGGCGATGGCGCACCACCAGTTGCACGGCCTACACGCTCGGCTTCAGCAGCCGCAAGCCAATCTTCTGGCTGATATGCTTGTGGTGCTTGCCGCGTGACATTGATTACACGCTTTCCGCCACCACCTTCACCAGTTGGTGTGTAGAACTCCTGCCCGCCGATTGTGGTTTTGTAGGCTTCTTTTGTCGCCCATGACGGAACAAGCTGCCGATTGTCGGTAGAGGCAAGCAGTCGTTGCGCGGAAGGCGAATAGAAATGGGTTGCGCCTTTTGTAGGATCAGGAATTTCACCGGCAGCAACGGCGTCTATGATTTTAAGAGCTTGCTGATAGGCAGAACTGCGTGGATCATGGGCAAGCGGATCATTCTGCCGCCCCGTTCCCGCATGAAGCCAAGGCTCAAACGCATAAGGCTTCGTAATGACGCCTTCCACACCTTCACCAAAACCACCAGACAGCGCCCTATTCCTAATCACATGGGCTACTGCAGCCTGACTCATAGGATCAGCGCCCGCCTCAGACATCAAAGTCCTGGCGGCATAATCCCGTTCTTTCGGCGAAAGTGTAAGTGTTGTGGGAGCAGCCTGTGCCGGTGTTGCTCCGCCAAAAGCGCCTTCAAGGTTTCCCCAAGTTTCTTTCGGCATTATTCTTCTCCAGGCTGCTTGACCACATACTGTCCATTTTTAATTTGTTCTGTTTGCCGCAGATGATTCATAAACTTTTGGCTGAAATAGCCTGGATTGAACGAGTCAGGATCACGCTTGTTCGCAAAAGACCGCTTTTTGTAGTGCGAGAAAGCAGTCTGCTGCTGATCCGCCAAATCCACCATCTTCTTCGTGAAATTCATCATGTCCTGAATGGCAGAAGGCAAAGTCTCCAGATTAAAGTTAGACCTCATAAAGTTTTCGACTTCAAGGTTAGTAAAGCGACCCTGCCCGCCAAGCGCAGTTTTGAGTTCTTCAAACGCATTTCGCGTTGTAAGTTTTTCAAATTCCTGCGCGGCAGCAAGATCGCCTCCGATCATACGTTCAGCAAGGGCGTCAAGTCCAAGTCCTCGCGCAGCTTTCGCTGCCTCAAACCGTGCCTTCGTCAGCGGACCAGATCTAAACTTGTTGATAACCTTTTCCGTTTCTTCAAGACGCTGCAACACCGACTGAGCCGTCTCAGACTTTGAGTTGATCATCGTCTCAAATTCACGCATAGGCCCCTTGCCTTCCTGATATTCGCGGTAAGGGGCCGTTTCAGCTAGTTCTGTGGGCGACTGACCAGTTCTAAGCATAGGTGCGGGAGGGGGAGCCGAGGGTGACGCCCCCTCCCTAGCCGCTTCAGCGGTGCGAGGAGCCGACGCCCCGCCAGCAGCATACGGTGACGGAGCAGCACCAATCTGCTGCAACGCCTGTCCACGAGTAATTTGACCTGGAACGCCTTCTTCAGATACAGTAGGAACAAGTTCTTGCAACTGCTTTGTTGTAGCATTTGCCGCCTCAAGAGCCTGCAAACCCTGCGCCGAACGCATTCCTAAATTTCGAATAAGCACTTCTGGCTGGAGCCCGGACTGCTTCGCAAACACAAGACCTTCAAGAGCCTGCTTCCGATCAATAACGCCAGCCGCCTGCGCTTCTGCATAAACACTCGCAACATCCTGCCAAGAAGGTTTTGCTCCAGTCTTCGCAAATTTATCGGCATAGCTGGCAGCGGTATTTGCCAAGAATGACTGTTGCTTGGTGGCATTTTCAATCCGCGCGCCAAGTATTTGAGCAGTTGTTAGCTTGTTGGCAAGCGCATCTTTGGCAATAGCAGGAAAAAGCACCGAAACCTCTGGATGCTGCGCCGCATCCACCAGCAGCTTATTGATGTCCACATCACCCGTTTCTGGGTTAATATGCTGCTGCATAAGCTGCCCAAGCCCCAACTGCGCTCTATTCATAAGCGCCTGTTGCTGAGTGGCTTGCTGCACTCTTTGGGTTTCTGCAGCACGCAGACCCATTGACTGCATCTGCTCCATTTCCTGCAACGGATTTGGAACATTGTATTGAGGAGCCTGGGGATACGGAATACCATCAGCCATCTTTTTGACTCCTATTAACCGTAAGGTGTAAAGCTCTGAGGCTGACCTGCGGGGTATAATGCAGTATTGACTGAGCCGCCTATGGGGTTATAGCCACCGCTTGGAAATGGGCCTTGATATCCAGCTATGTTTGCAAGAAATCCAGGAACACCCGAAAAGCCACCAGCACCTGCACCAGTTCCGCCACCACCATACATTGATGCATAGTAAGGCATCTGCATGGCCGAGCCGATATTGCCTGCAAGGACGTTGTAGCCCTGAGCCTGTGCGTTAGCCTGTCCGAGCAGCCCCTGCCCGTAAGATGTGCCGACGCCTTGTGCTGCTGCAAGCATCTGCGGATTGAACTGACTTGCGCCCTGCATGATGGATTGACCAGCCTGTGCGCCCAACTGCGACGGACCCATCAGCATATTATAGGCTTGCTGATTTTGCATCAGATAATTTTTAAGCTGGTCGTTGAAGGTCTGGGAGGCAAAGCCAGTGGCGTATTCACCCATGCCACGAACCAAATTGCCGGAAGTGCCAAGGCCCCGCGCAGCCGCAGCATTCGTCATAGCCCCAAGGCCCTGCGACCTCGCAAACTGATAACCCGGCGTAGCTTCCAGTTGCGCCATGGTCGGGGCAAAGGTCGAAAGCAAATTCGCACCGCCACCACCAACACCAGCTTGCTGCGCTCCCGTACCCTGCAAATACTTTGACAGCATCCCGATAGTCGAGGCACCTACATCTGTGTAGGGCGTCAAAGTGCCTTTGGCTTCGTTAAATCGCTGCTTGGCTTGCTGCATAGCAATCGCTTGCATCATGGCATTCATGTTGCCAGCTTGCTGCGATGCGGCTGCTGTTTTTTGTGCGCCGAGATATCCGCCTGCTCCAGAAATCAGAGATCCGGCCCCGTAAAGTGCGGCCATCGTTACAGGGTCCATTCGACTCTCCGTTATACGTGCGAGATAGGCTTGTAAGTATTAGCACCGATAACAATGGTGCCGCCTTGGTCAACCCATCCAGTAGGAACAGGCGTTGCATTCGGCCACAAGATTATTCCCCCCGGCGGGAAAACAATATTAGCCTGCAACGCAGCGATGTTTGTAGTGTTTTGGTTCGTGTTATTTGTGACGCCAGCCAGCCACAACTGCAAATTTCGCGAGGCGAGCCCGTTTGGGTCCACCAAGTTCTTAACAGACGACGGGGTGACAAGAAGCTGCGATGTCATGTTTCCATCGCCTCCACTTCAATATAGGCCCCGTTAAGTGCCGTTGCGGCCGCAGCCGTCCATGACAATTCAAAAACCCTATCACGCGCAAACCCCAACCTATTCCAGCTCGGAGTGGTGCGATACGCACCGCCTTGCCCCAACGTCTGCTGCACACCATTACCAAAACTTACCCCACGGTCATCGCTCCACCGCAGATTTAACTGCGGATCACTTGCCGGGTTCATATCGGTGCCGACCTCGATGTCAGCAATAAACTGCTTATAGCTCACACGGTCGAGATTGTTGACGATGTGTGGGAAGGAGCGAAGACGCAGGATCGCGTTTCCGTCGTCGGTGTAGGCGTGGAGGTCCCAGTTGTAAAGTTTGCCGTTTTGCCAATCGCCACAAATGGTCTTGCCATACGCAAACGCAACGCAATTCGCCCGGTGCCGATGAAGATCACCATTCTGATCCATCCACGCCCGCTCATGCCAGAGTTGGGTCGAAAGGTCATAAACCCAAGTCGCATCCGCAGTCGGAAACGTCAGGACATAAAACATATGCGAGCCTTGCTGATAGCAAAAGCCAATCGCATCGCTGATCACTTCATAGTTTCCGATGGCGTCCGTAATGGCGGGCGTCGAAATCACGTCCGCCTTATATCCAGGCCCGCCCATCATGATCAAGGCCTCGCCGTTGTTGTCCTGCGAAAGGAAGAAAATGTTGAGGCCCCACTTTGCCAGCGACCGAAGGGCCGCAATGCCGTGCTGCAAAAACACACCGGGAATAGGCTGTAACGGAAACGGAAAAGCCCCGACATTACTCCAGACTTCCGTCGTGCGCCTTCCAAACGACCACATTTCCTTATGAACAACGTCGATGATTTGTAGTTGATCCGCATCACCACTCATAGTCGCCAGCGCCAACGGGTCATAAGTCGTAGCCCCCGAGTCGCTCGACTGAATATTGGCATTCTGCGTACTCGAAACCAGAAACGTATCAATATATCTAACTTGGTTCCCACCCACAAAGTTCGCAGGGCTAAACGGAGCAAACGCCAAAGTCGTTAAATCAACGCTCCAACCAAAAAGCGATCCATCCAGCACAATCAACGTGAACTTATTATCATACATCGAGACGAGGCCGTTCTGTGTCGCGATAGTGCCAAGCGGCTGCAACACAAAACTATCCGGCACATAATAAACCGTATCACCGATAACCGCAAAAAGCAGTCCGTTCGATGCGGTGTAAAGCTGGCGCACTTCGGCTACAATGCCTTGCGACAGCGTTACAAGCCCCGGAGTCGTATAGTGCGTATAAGGTGCCTCAGCATCTTTTGTGTTCAGTTCAGGATACAGGTTGATGCAACGCTGAGCATTCGCGATGACTGAGCGCGCTTCATATGCACCTTGAACTAATTGAAGCTGAGGCACCTTACACCTTTAAGCTGTGAGGATCGTGTACCACTGGCCAACATCGGCCGCGACGCACATAATACGCTTGGCATTGGCAACACTGATACCAGTTGCTCCTGCCGTGCCATTGATTGTATCGGAGCCATTGGCAAAAAGCTGGAGCGCATTTGCACCCGCATTCACAACGAAAACAACGCTACCCGGCACCGCAACCGGCAGCACAACGCTATCCGCGCCGCTCGCGACAGTCGTAACCTCATTCGAGCCCAGCACTAAGAGCGGAGCGCCAGTACGGCCACCACTAGCCAAAGCAGTGATACCAGTATTAGTCTGCCACTGAGGAGTAGCAAGCGCAGTATTAAGCGCATCATCATCGGCGAGTCGCTTGCCGGGTTCAAGTCGCTGCGGAATTGCCATCGTATTACCTCGTCTGGTCCGAGTAAATATTATAGACGCTCGGACGGACCAAGTTATCCGGCATCACAAGGCTTGGTATTTGAGCGTTAGCTGCGCGGATAGTCTGCAGCGCATCTTTCGCCAAATCGTCAAATCCGGGGTCTTCCGGCAACCGATACGCCGCCCGCAACCTAATCACAAGGTTGTAATGGATCGCAGCCAGATATTCCGGCGGGAAATCAAACGTAGACGTGAGATTTGCAAACTCCGGCAGGACTTCTTTCAGAATGATGTGGACTTCGTAAAGATTGGCCTGTGGAATGGGCCACGGATAAATCCGCCCCAGCGGCCACCCACTATCATAAAAGATACATTGCGAGAACGACACCAGACTTTTCAGCGTGATCCTCGCATAGTCCTCATAAGCGAAAAGCATTTGCAGGGGATAATCAACGGCCTGTGTGCCGTTACCGCCCGGCAACATTCGAAAGAACGCACTTTCAAGCTTATCCGGCCTTACACTGACATTAATGTCTCCGCCCGGCCCGACCGTATAACTCTGCGCTCCTGTTGACACAACACTCTTATCCACAAGATGCCACACAAGCCAGCGTTTTACACGCCACTGTGAGATCATCATGTTCAGACGGATAAGAGCGTCGTTTACGTCTTCAGCAAGCAGCGACTGCCCGACACCGAGAATACCTGCATCTTTGAACGCAAGGGTGATGATGTCTAAGGCAGTCGTCGCCATGAGTTACGCCCCTTTGCCCACAGGCTGTGCTGCAACAGTGGCTTTCGCCTTATCCTGCTGCGTCTTAAGTTCAGCAAGCTGCTTCTTGGCCTGCTCCAACTCTACCGCTTTCCGTTCAAGTTCCGCCTGAAGTTCATCTTCTCGCGAAATATGCGCGCCCGGCGAACCAGTCGTGATAAACTCAACTTCCTCACGAGCGTCAGCAACGATGATCGGATCGGTTTTCTTGTCATCCCGATACCCGACGACTTTCGGATATTCCTGAAACTGGTAATCAGGAAAGTCGATATTTGCGTAAACGCCCATGTATTGCTGTCTTGCTTTAGCCATTTCATTTGCTCCTTAAAGATGGAGGGGGCCGAAGCCCCCTGCCTTTTGCGATTAGATAATGTCCGCGACGACGCAGGCCCATTCCGGGCGAACCCAGACATAGCCATAAAGCACGTCAAGACGTGTAATGAACTGGTCCGACTTGATGTCGAAACCCGTCACCATACGCAGGCTGACGCCATCCATGCGCTCACGCGCGACTTCCTGCATGTTCTTCGGCATTTCCAGATCCGCCGTCGCCATCGTAACAGCGTCAGGGATGAACGCGAAGTTCTTACGGTAGGTCGCACCGGAGAAGCCGGTCGTCGTCGAAGCCGACAGCGGGGCCAGCGAGATGATCGCGCCGTTCGAAGGCGAAGCCGTCACAGTCTGATACTGCACCGGATTACCACCAGACGGCGGAACAATCGCCGGGTAGATGCCAAGCACGCCGCCCGCATAGCTCGTAACAACGAACTGCTGCGGTTCACCAGTCGTAACCTTCGTGATGCGGTTGACCGCATTCACACCGGCAAACGAGATGATGTCGCCAACGGTGAACGAACCACCACCGATGGTGATGTTGATGCTCGTGCCGGTCTGACTAGCACCGTTAACGGTCGGAGCCGTTCCCGTGTACGTGCCGTTCGTGTGCTTGATAACCGTCTGGTCTTCGAACCAGTCGAAGCCAATCGCGTTATAAACTTCACCCGTGCGATACTGCTCAGAGATTT